TAATTTCTAGTCCATCTATTTGATTTTTATATGCATCTGCTCCACCAACATAAAGATATTTAAATCCCTTAGCTTTATAATATGCACACTCATGTTTTAAACTTGCAATACCTAATTGTAACTTAGGGGTTTCATAATCCCAAGCAAATTGATAGCATTCAATATTTTCATCATCATAAATTCCTATCATACTAAATGCAATTAACTTACCTTGTTGATAGTATCCATGAATGTCATTATCTTCATATTCAATATCAAATATAGGCATCACACTATTAAACTTATGATGATTACAATATTTATAATATATCTCATTAAGTTGTGATGGAACAGGCCAAGGTATTAAGTCACCAAGAACCATACCGGCCTTTGTATTAATAAAGATATTATAATCTGTTTTTTCTAAGTTGATTCTAGCATATGAGTAACTCACCAATCAAATCTCCAATCAACTACATCATCTAAATTTTCTTGTGACCACATATTATAATAACCTTTGTCTCTAAGGATAGTACTACCCTCATTTAATTTACTTAATCTTTGTACTAGTACTAGTATACATTTGCCAAAATTCATTTTGACACCATTAATAATTTCTGAATCTTCTGGGTGATCTTCTAAGGCAACAAAATCATTTGGCATTGCTACTTGATTAAATTTACTTATAATACCTCGTAACTCATTCACTGTATAATTTTCTGTAGCTGTATGTATCACAACTACATGCACATCATCTGACCAGTTATTAATTGTATCAGCTAATGATTGACCTAAGTCTTCTGTTTCTTCATATCTTGTTAACGCATCTTTTGCATACGGGCATGGTGTTTGACCATACTCTTCATTATGTACTGAGACAAATTCGTTAATCCACTGTATTATATCTTCCTTCATGTATAGTATTTATAATCATTTTATTACAGGAATTGATAGTAGGAATATCTAAAAGATGCAACAGCAGTAAGATATTCTACATCGGTTGTTGTAATATCAAATGGTAAAGATGAAAGCATTGTTGGGTAAGCATCAACAAATTTAATTTGTTTAGTTACATTATTTGCTGAGTTCATAATGGTTAGAGTTAAGTCTCTAACATGATTAGTTGCAGTGTGCACTGTCTCTACATTAGATTTTAACCAATCAAATATCTCTTTATAATTTAAAAGGTCTTCATCTATTAGATATGAAATTTCAAATTGACCAAAAGTTAATTTATCTGAAGCCATTGCAACATCAACTTGTTTCCAAGCTAATGGAGCACCATCCGCAGATACATCTGGGAGAATCATTGTTTGAATCGTAAATTCTGCACCAGAATAGGTTTGACTATCTAGGGTTAAAACAAACGATGATGGATTTAAAAAGTTTGGCATAATACTATTTATAAAGAAAAATCCCCCAATGAAGGGGGATTTTCTTATGTAACTTTAGAAAAATTACAGGTTAAGAACCTTACGTTTTCTGTAGTATACGTTAGCGCCCGCGCCAGCAGTGACAAAAGGATTGTCAGCAATACCGTAACGAGTTTTGAATCCGATTCTTGGTTGGAAATCATTCTCACCAATTGTCTTCATCATGCTTAATGGAACATATGGGCAGTAGAACATACCAGCGTCATATGGGTTTCCACCCTTATAACCAACTGTGAAGTAGTCTACTGAAGCATATGGATCTATATAAACAGCAATGTTACCGTTTAAAGTACCAGCTCTTAGTGAACCAGTTACATCAGAATCCATTTGTTGACCGCCTAATGCGCCCAAACCAGTATCCATAACGCCAGCAGCATTTAATGCTGCAGCAACGTTGTTAGATACAACTACCCAGTTACCCTTACCGCGACGTGTTGAAACAGCGATTTGGTTAGCTTCTTGCTCGATAGCCTGAACTAGTCCCTTGAATTTCTCAATTGACCAACGGCCGTCTGTGTCGGCAGCGACATCTAAGTCGAATGTACCAGCAGCAGCACCACGAGTTGAAGTAACAGAGTTAACGTTAACTAAACGAATAATCTCACGATTCATTTCAGCCAGTATTTCGGTTGAAAGGATGTTCGCAAGCTCTGTCTCAGCAGAAAGACCATGAATTGCTTTAAGGTCTTGTGCTAATTCAGTTGTGTATTCCGCTTTAAGCGCACGTGACTTAGCTGTAACAGTAGTCTTATCGATACTGAACGCCATTTCTGGAATAGCAGGTGAACCAGTAGTACCTTGTGCTTCAGCAGTTGCCGTAGCGGTACCAGATCCAGGTGCGTAGTCATCTATAGCGTCACCATCACCAGAGTCACCTACGAAAGGATCGCTTGATAATGTACCAGAACCACTAGCAGTACCCGAAAAAGCTGTATCAGCTTCGTTGAATAATGCTTCAGTACCGCCCTGTGTAGTGTAACGTGACTTCATTGCAAAGATTAGGCCAGTTGGACCAGTCATTGGCTGTACGCCAACTAGGTCAAACGCTAACATTGCAGGAGTCGCACGTCTCACTAAAGAGATTAGTACTGGATCCCAGTTATCTACGCCACTACCAGTTTTGTTCGCAGCAGCAGCCTCAGTAATTGAGTGCTCTTCTGCGAAGGCTTTCTCTTGATTCTCAAGAACAACAGCAGTTACACGACGTCTATGTGCGTCCATGATTTTGCCGGCATCTTTAGAATCCAAGACAGGAGCCCATTTTTCCTGTAATTGAACTTGATTAATAGCTTCCATTTAAATTTCTCCTATGGATTATTTTTGTGTTGTACGCTTGATTGCGCTTAGATATTTCTTCATATTATCTGAAATATCTGTTTCTTGTGTATCCTCAGTAACAGCGTCCACTTCTGGAGCATCTTCTACCGCGGTATCTTTATTAAGGTAAGATTCCTTAATTGTTGCTACCTTAGCTGCATAATCTTCGTTGCTGTCGGCATCAATACCTTCAGTTAATTCACGAATCTTAGCTTCTTCAGTTGCTACTAAACCCTTACACGCATCACCAACTATGTCTTGTCTTTGATAAGCTTTCACTTTCTCTGACAATTCAATATTCTTTTCAGTCGCATCGTTTAACTGAGCTTTTGCATCCTTAGCTTCTTCAGATAGGGCATCTAAGATGTCACCCTTATCTTCAGGAACATTGATGTGATGCTCTGCAAACAATTGACCTAGTGATTGTATAAATGATTCAGTGATTTCAGACTTCAGAGAATGCTCAATTGCAACCTCGTTATCCTTCATCCAGTTTTCAACTACATATGTTAAGTAGCCGTCAACCTTGTCAACCAAATCTTCTTTAATAGCTTCAACTTCACCAGCTAAATCAGACGTATATCTTTCTTCTAATTTTGCTGTCTCAGCGATAATTTTAGAGGTTAGCGCTGCTTCGAAAATAGTTTCAGCTTTCGCTTTGAAACCTTCAGACAAAGTATCTTCGTCTTTGACTAGAGCTTCGATGTCTTCTTTGAATTTCTTCTCAACAACATCGCCTGTAGTGCCATCATCAGCTTTGACTTTCTTTTTCTTAGCTGCTGATTTACCTTCAGTATCCTTTTCGTCTTCTACGTTTTCGTCCTTGTCTTTCTTCGTAGCTTCTTTCTTAACTTTCTTTCCGCCTTCTTCTACATCGCCTTCGTCTTCATCACCTTCATCGTCCTCTTCTTCTTCATCGTCAACCACTTCAGCTTTCGCTTTAGCTTTTTCCGCTGCTTCAAAGATTTCGTCAAGGCCCTCTTTAGACATTTCTGCCATAGAGGCTTTAATTGCTGATACTGTACGAGCTGCCGTAAGAGGTGCTTCTGGAATATCTAATTCCTCAGCTTCTACTTGCGTATCCTCCACGATAACCTCGTCTATGTTTTCAACAATTTCGTCTTTTAATTTCTCAGACATTGTATTCTCCTATATAGAGATTATAGTTTAGAGAGGAAATGCTCAAAACCTGCCGTCTGTTGCTCTTCCGAGTACTTGACTTTAGACTCTTTCACTTCTGTCTCACCTTTATCAATTGTCTTAATGAAATGACCAGGATAATCCTGCTCATAAGAAACTCCTTCCATAATGCCATTAACAAATGCATTAGGGGCAGAAGGGTCTTGAACGATATCAACTGTGTTCAGCATAAAATCATCTCTGACATGATTGACACCATTTTTCATTTCTAGACTTCCCATACCACGACTTGACACTCCTAATTGAACGCCACCTTCAACAAGACCTTTTACAATCTTACCCATTGGCGTATCTAAAATAAGTGCTTTTCCCATCACATTGTTACCGTCCCATACAAGTTCGGTAATTCTGTGAGAAACTTTATCCAAATTAATGGTAGGACCATCGGGGTGATTCAACTCACCAACCGCACGTCCTGTAATAACTTGCTCGTTAACGAATCTGTCAACGGCTTTTATAAGAACTTCTCTGGTATAAATTCTACCATTCTTATTTTTGTTCTCAGCTTGCATAAAGATACCTTCTAAGAAGGTACTCTTCTTACCAGTTTTCTTATCTTCATGGATAGAATAACTTAATCCATGCTGAGTATATTCTGTGATTAATTTCATTTAAACTCCCATTAATTTGATGAATTCTTTTACTGCTTTTTCAGCAGATGCCTGATCTATATAACTGTCAAGCTTCTGACCATCTATATACAATCCAAAGGCTTTTCTTCCACCTTGTTGTTGTGATATAACGGCATTTACATTTTTCTTCTTTCCAAGCTTGGTTAATTGCTTGACTACCTTTTCACCTTTCGGGAGCTTTAATTTTGCTTCAATTACTTCATTAAATGATTCCTTAAACGTTAGCATCTGCTTCTTGTTCCCCTGTTGTCTCGACTTCCGTCTCCACAGTAGGTTCTTCAACTGTAGGAGCGTCATCAGATGCTCCATACAATTTAGAAGCAACTTCTTGTTTTTGATTATCCAATGCGCTCATGATTTTATCATGCATAATACTATTAAATGTATTATTGCTCTTTTGCGCATCGCCCTTCTTTATATTATCAATTAATTCTTTTGTGCTCATAATCTCTCTGTATAGTATTTATAAAAATGTTTATTTCCAGTAAACTTTATGTATACTTTATGTATTATATCGTACCACGTGCCAAATCAGGGTTAAAGTCAGTATCTGTGACAGGATCATCGACGTTTTGCTTAGCAATATCTTTAATCTCATCATCAGTCAACTTAAGAATATTACGACGTACCCATTCTTTAGACCAGAATGTGCCAATATATTCGTCCATCATCTGAACCGTTTCTATACGTTCCTTAAGGATTTCTGCATCTTTAAGTTCAGCATAGTAGTTATCTCTGGAATATTCTACAACAATATCTTCTCGGATGTTTATCCAGTCACTTGGTAGAATAATCTTTTTAAGGATTAACTGCCTTTTCAGTGCTTCATAAAATAGTGCTGAGAATTTAGTACGGCAACGATCAATAAACTTTTGGAATTTAAGTTCGTCCCGTGTAATTTCGGATGAACGACCAACAGAGAATGCATCTGCTTCTGTTAGTCTGCTCATAGGGACATTCAATGCCCTATATAATTTGTTTTGGAAATACTGAATATCTTCAATCTCACCTAGGTTTTGTCCACCCGGTAGAGTATCGATTTCAGTACCACGGCCACCCTCTCTACGTGGTAACCAAAAGTCTTCCATAATATTACGATGAATCTTCTCATCTTTTAGATTACCGGTTGTAGGGTCATATACGACCTTATTACGATATCTGTTCATCGTATTATTTAAATATTCTTCAGCTTTCTGCTTAGGTAAGTTACCAACATCGATATAGAATATACGACGTTCAGGAGCTCTTGCTATACGATAGATGACAAGTGAGTCTTCCATCATACTTAATTGGTTAATAGGTTTAAGGGCTTTATTTAAGTAGCCAATAACCTTATTGCGTTCTTCGTTTAATAGACCTGAGTTAACTTGTATAATAGCGTCAGTATTAATACGTAATCCTTCACCGCTTTGTGTCATTTGCTCATCTTGATAGAGATAGTATTCTCCTATCTCTTTAACAAGCTCAGCACCAGTCTTAGGGTCTTTAATTTTCTCAGTCTCTTTAACCTTACGAATCTTTGTAGGGTCAATTTGTCTTAGTTCTATTATACCAGCATCTGCTTTGTTTTCATTAATAATAACATGATAAAATAAACGTCCATCTACATACCAACGTCTAAATATATCGTATGCCATTTTTGAAAAGTTAGTTAGATTAAGAATCCTATCGAATTCTTCCATAATTAAATCTTTAACATTCTCTGCTTGGTCTAAATTATCTAAATTTAATTTAGCTATAACACCACTCTCTTCTGTGATTGCTTCATTACATATATCTTCAATAGCCATATCTACTTCTGGATATGAAGCCACAGAACGGTATTTCATAATTATATCTTTGTCATTCTTATACGCATCACCGTGTATATCCATATACTGACCAAAATATCCGCCTGTTGGGGATATCTCGTACGCGCCATCCTCATTATCTGGTGCGAATGATATCGGTTTTTTATTTGTTTCTATCGCTTTTCTTTTAAATTGAAAACCGAAGAATGATCTGTTATTATCTTGTTCTGCCATTTAATATCCTAAAACACTCTTTTCTAAATATATTTATAACACTTAGAAAAGAGTGCCCTAAGGCACTCCTTAATGTTATTATCGATGATTTACGTTGTCTTATTAGACTCCCAATACTGAACTTGCATTTCAACTTCAAATTCTTCAATCGTGTCACCCGTCTCATAACTTAGTTCAATAGCTCCTAAGTTAGTTGGGAAAACACCACGAATATCATAATATTTTTTCACGCTACCATCTTTGTCCAATTGCTCAACGACCATATCAGCCATGTAAGAACTTGGTTGTGTTAAACCAGTATTCTCTTCATGTTGATTGATGCCATTCATCCATTGTTCAAAAGAGTCACGCACGTTGAAGTCAGTATCGTTAATCACAGTTACCGACCATGGGTCAAACGTTCTATCACCCGCAACTTTTAATTGACGACCTCTGAAGGGAACTTCAATAGGTGCAATTACACTTGCTGGTAATGAACTTGCTTTACACATGTATGATGCCAATTCTGTATTTGCAGTAACATAACTTGGAAAGTTCATTGTTACTTTAAATAAATTAGGTCTAGCACCACCGCCAACTAACTTGGCCTTCATATCATCTACGCCTAATATTGCCATCTTTAATTACCTCCCGCGATTTCAGTAAACTCTACACCAGTCCTAGTGGCAATAAAGTTTAATGTTATAAAGTTAATCGAACGTGCAGGTTTGACATAAATGTCTGCAACAAACTTATTAGTATCAATAATAGCACCAGTGTTATTTGTACCATCACATATTACCTTAAAGTCTGTAATACCTCTACGACCTTTAACATCTCTTAAGAAAGGCTCAACCATATTTCTAAATTGTGCCCTCGTAAACTCATCATTAAATTCGAATAATGACGCTTTCGATGCTGTAGATATTGCTTTCTCAAGAACAATGAATAGTCTCCTAACATTGATTCTATCGAATGCACTTGGCTTAGCTTGTAACGTTTTATCACCAAATAGAACAGTTCCTGAACCAGGGAAAGTCACTATAGGGTTTACACCCGTTTTATATAGTGCATCTCTTTGAGCCTGATTAGGGTTCCATGCTAGTTTAGTAACGTTACGAACATTACCACGAGAAAATCCAGCCGGTGAGAACCAAGCATCTGCGACTAAGTCAGCGTTAGCTGTTAGTCCTGCTGTGGAACCTGCCGCACAAATCCAACGATATACATCATTGTATTTGTCATACACATATAGAGAAGTTGAATCCGCAAAGCCATAAGACGTTGAGGTTGTCGCTGTTCTCCATGTAGCTACGTCCGTAGCCGGTGCTGCTGCATTTGCTGTAGCCGCTCTCTCTGGTGAGACAAAGCCTACCGCATCTTTTCTTGCTGCACATTGTGCAGTTATATAATTACTTAACGTAATATTATCAGCTGCACTCAATGAAGAGTTTGCTTGAAATATTAAGTTAGCATCAACTGTTTCTGCATCGGAAAAATAATCATAAGCAGTAGTCGTTTCACCTACTGTTAATGAATTATCATCAATACCACCAGTTAAGGCAACAAAGAAGTTAGCTACTGTTGTAAATGCTTCACTTGTAGCTGAATCTCCAGCATCTGTTAATGCTGCTGGGTGATTTCCGATAAAGACCCATTTAGAATTCGCATTGATATAATCTTTATAGTATATAGATGTACCATCCGAACCTTTTACATCACTTCCTTGACTTAGATAAGTAAAATATTCAAGAACAGTACCAACCGTTCCTGTAATTGTACCGAATACGTCATAGACAAATAAGTGAATTTCATCATTTGAACCGCCTACCGCAGCTGCTCCGGCTGATGTGCCAGGTGCACTTTCAACGAGGCCTGTTTGCCACGCTGTCATAGTTTGAGTAGCTAATGCAACTGATACTCCAACTGAATTACCTGTAACTCCAGGATGTCGGGCTTGCGTCCAATCTCCTGCCGCAGGTGTTTGTGTGCTAAAAACATCTGCATTTTGTGTTAATATACCAGTACCTGACGCCGTAGCGTTACGTGCTGATGTGCCTGTTGCTCTAACAACCTTTAAGTTATTGCCATAGCTTAGGAATTGTGCCGCCGTTAAAACACTTTCGAATGTGTCTGCATTTGGCTTTCCAAACGTTTCAACTAATTCTGACTCGCTAGTAACGGTAGTTATCTCATCTGCAGGTCCCCAGCTGAATGCTCCAGCCATGGCTCCTATAGTTGATGATACAGCGGGTACAACATTAGTCAAATCGATTTCTTTTACCTGTACTCCAGGTGAAATTAGATTTGCCATTAAGGCCTCCTTGTCATGCTAATTATAAGATTTATACATAATACGAATTTTCTCAATATACTTATTTATACTTATTTAAATCTATAGGTTTCCCAGCCCGGTCCAAACGGATGAACGTTCTGTTGATTCTCTGGCATATTACCAACAGGTATAACTTCATCTTCTAATTGTTTAACTTTTTCTTTATATAACATCTGTTTCATGTTAACATCTGTTGATTCTGCAAAGAATACTGTAGATGTAAACCATCCAAACAGCACTAAATTCATCATTAAATCGTCATATGAGTTATGGTCTGCTTGATATGATGAACCTTTTGCTACAAATGTTGACATTTCTCTTATAGTTTCTTCATCTTTTATCACTAATTTCCTTTGTGCCATGATATCTCTTATGTTTGAACAGCCTATACGTTTAGTTTTAGCTGTCATTGTTACACCAATTGCATTAGCTTTAATCATAGACTCTACAAATACATTCTCATATTCTAGTTCATAATATAAACCATTACATACCACTTGTCCTGCATCATTTGATTCTACTACAACATAACATTCATTATAATGTGTAGCATATTTGTATATCATATCAGGGAATA